TGGCCGTTCCTGCGCCGGTCACGATGGTAGGCCAACCAACCCCGATCAGGCGATCACGCGAGTTCTTCAGTCGGACTTGAGAAATTTTGATTGATGCCCCGGCCGAGGCGTCGATCCGGGCAACGCCAAGAACATCGAGCGCACCCTGTACAGCTGCGGTGTCATCGGTCGCGCCGTCCTGAACCGCTCCAAAAACTCGGACAGTTGGTGTGTCGCCAGATTTGAAGGTTCGCTCCCAATAAAAGCCGGCGGTGTTGCTGACGACATAGATGCCTTCCGTCGCCCGAAGGGTCGCTCCGACCATGGTGTTAGTCGTGTTGGTGTAAAGACGCGCAGCGACATAGTTCGCGCTGTTCGGCGCCGTCCAGCTAAAGGCAATCTGGCCGGCCCCTCCTGTAGCGGAAACGCTCGTGGCTACGCCGGGAGCGACTGGATCGGCAGTCGCTGTGCGGATCTCGTATGTTGTCCAGTCGGAAGGCGCACCAGACGACCACGCTCGTATTCGAAACTTGAACTGGGTGGCATCGGCAAGATAGCCGGAGCGGACCTGCGTTACGCCCGGGCTGGAGATGGTCTTTTGCGGGCCAGTCGATCCAGAGGTCTTTTCCCACTCCAATTCGTAAGTCAGCGTGCTCGAAACACCGATCCATGTTGCCAGCGCATAAGCCGCCGTCGAGCCACCGGCAATGATCTCTGTCTGGATGACAACGTTGAACCCTGTCGGCACGGGAACGCCGGCTGGCGGCAGGATGATCACGGAGTTGCCGGGCGTCCCTTCTTCAGTCGCCGCGTTGAAGCCATAGAGATCTTCAGGAACAACGATTCCAGAGAAGCTGACGGTCATGTCAGCCAACGATATCGTGACCTTTGATGTGATCTCGATCACTGCGTTCGTCAATTTTGGCGCATACTGAACTCGCACGAAACGGCTGTAGGAAACGTCATTGTCAGGGTCGTAGTGCGCGGTGATGGTCACTCGTGCGCCGTTGCGCCTGATGTAGGCAAGCTTCTGCAGCCGCTGAATGTGATTGTGGGACTGAACGGCAACGTTATCGACGGTCATCGTTCGCTCGGTGTCTTCACCGACGTAAGGATTTCCGTAGATGGCTGCGTCGTTCGTATTGTAGAGATCTGCAGGGTCAGTGTAGCGGCCACGAACCGCAAGCACCGAAGTCGAAGGATCGACGTTTGCGTTCAGACCAAACGAAATGATGTTGTCGCGCGTCAGGGTGATTGTCGGGATGACATACTCGCCGGCATGCACGCCAATCTTGCCGTCAGCCCGTTCGTAAACGACCATATCGGCCGCCTGATCCATAGTCCGGCCGACGTCGATTGGATCGCTGTCAGCACGGAACCAGAAGCCACCGAGGTAGCGGAACTCGTTCGCGCCACTGCGGTTAACAACGACCTGGGCGCAAACATTGGCCGCATTCATCCAGTCCGGCATGTGCATGTCAGCAAGGGCCAGCTTCCCACCGTATGGGCTGGTGAGATGCCAGAGCCGAAGGAGAGCCAGGTTTGTCGTAAATCCGTATGCCCCTGACCTCGGATCATAGACTTCGGCATGCCCATCTATCACCGCTGAGTGCTCAGGCATCTGGTTTGGATATGCCTTGAGGTAATCCTCGGATGATACCGTCTCGCAAACCATCCGAACGGAGGCGAGCCCGTCGCCGCGGAAATCGTTGTTCCAGATCGATGAAAAAGCGGACACCACGTCAGCATAGGGAACCCCGACCGCCAGGCCATTTCGGGAGACGAGCGAAACGCGCGGGCTGCCGCCAACCGTGAAATGCGCCGGGGTGACAACATTGCCCGCTCCATCGAGAACGCAAGCCTCGTCGTGCAGGTAGTGCTGCACATAACCCTGAATCCTGTGACCGGCATGAACCGTGATGTGGTAGGCCACGCCACCGGCCTCCTCGAGGAAGACGTAGTCGCCAGCCTTCTTCACCCGCCCCAGCACGATCGCCAACGACGGGACCGTCTGTTTAAGGTTGTAGGTTCCATCCTCCGGGCGCGGCACGGAAGGCTTCGGCGCCAGCGCCTTGGACAAAAGCAGGCCACCGGCAGCCAGACCGCCATACAGCAACGCAGCTGTACCAAGATACAGCGCATTTGCCGCAAGTACCGTCGTGCCGAGCGACGAGACGATCAGCGGAAGCAGGCTCAGTTGAGGCATGTTCTAGATTTCCCAAACGGCCAGCGGCCGGGCAACGATCGGCCCAATGCCGTCTCGCCCACGCACGATCCAGCTGACCCCATCGAAGATCGCGCCCCATTGACGATCGATATTGTTCGGGCTGCCAATCACGCCCACAGAGCCACAGCCTGGCGCGAGGAGAGGCTTGCCGCCAATTCTGGTGACGCAGCCGGCAACAAGCTGAATGACGCCCTGGTGTGCGGCTATAATGGAACGGAAGCCGTTCTCGTCTGAATATGCGCCTCGCAGGTGATTTGCCGGATCTGAATGGCCCAGCCAGATTGCCCAGTCCGCAAGAAGCAGGCAGCAATCAACCCGGCCGGGTTCCCACATGCGGCTGCCTTGAGCAGCAACAAATTCCGCCAACCTGACAGCTACCAATTCGGCCATCTGATCGTCTTGTCCTTCATGCTTGGAATGCGCTCGCAGAAGCGATCGTCCGGAAGGCCTGGATTGATTACCTTCGCCCGCGCGCGCTGATCGACGTCGGAAAGAACGGCGCCATTGGTCACGGACCGAAGCGTAAAGCGGTTGGCAATATCAACCTGAATGGTCGAGTTGATCCCAGTATCACCCGCCTGGTCCACGAAATTCAGGTTGGAAACCGTACCGGTAAATCTGACCAGCGGCGCCCCTGTCGGCTGTTCGCTGTCGTCACATTTCTGAAGCAGAATACGGAAGGCGGAGCCAACAATGTTGCCGGCCTGATAATCGTGCCAGACAGCATCGCTTGTCGTCTCGTCGATGCCGGACAGCACAAGCGAGAGGGTAAAAGCCTCGGCGTTGATGGCCGCCTCGATCTGAGCGAGGGCATCTTCCGTCAGAACGCAGGATCGATACAGCTCGCCGTTTGCGTCCAGGAACGGTCCGCCGGAGCCATCCCAGAAGCGAAGTGTGTCGGATGGAAGTTCCACCTCGCAAAGAACTCGTAGGCCAAGCTCTTCCACGTCTCGATGCCAATCGCCTTCTGGATACCATCCTGAAACTCGACAATGCGGCGCGAAAGATCGCGCTCGGCATCATCGAGCGTAACGACCGTATCCTTGGTGACCTTCTCGATCACGCCGTTGGCGCGCTGCGTGGTATCGCTCCCAGACCCAACCCGGAACGCGTTCACGTCCCACTTTGCATTGCTGATGAAGCTCTCAAAGCCACGGATCTCCGCCCCCGCTTGGCGCTCCCCCGGCTGATCATCCGTTTCCCACATGATGAACCGGCGCAGAACGTCAGCCGCAGGAATTGCAAGCGCGTACGGGCTCGCGATGTCGAGGGCGCTATCGAGCGTCTTCTGCGCCTCTTTTTCGTTCATGCCGGCGCCGATGAGGCCAAGGCGGAGCGGCTGAACGACGTCGTCGATCTTCCACTGCTGCCCGAGCAGCCGCATCATGACGACCGCGCAACCGGCGTCGCAACGCTGCTCGATCGCACGCAACTCGCCAATACCCAGGCGGAAGTCATGCTCTCCGCCTGGCCAGACGATGGGTTCCGCCGAGCGCATCAGGCAGCCTTGGCGGTACGAACAGGCAGGCCATCGAACTGGATCTCGATTTCCGCCGTGACGCTCGGACCTTTTTCGGCCGAGTTGTTCAGGCTGACGAGATAAGCATTGCCCGTCTCGTATTCGGTATCGCCGACATCAGCCTTGAGGTGGCCGACGCGAATCTTCTTGGTCTGGCCGGAATACCACCAGTCAAGCATCGTCTGATGGCTCTGCGAGGCCCATACACCGGTTCCAGAAATCGTGACTTCCTGCGACTGGACAGAGCGTTCGATGCTGTTTGGCTTGGACTCGTCGTCGCAGTCAGGGACTTCAGACGTCTGCATCGTCGATGAGCGATTAACGCCGCGCTGCGTTACGCCGCAGATTTTCGACCAGGTGCCGGGCGTTTCGGTTTCGAATTCCACAACCAAGTGCTGGAACTTCGCGGTAGTTGCGTTTGCCATTGCAGTTCTCCATTGGAAAAGCAGACCGGCGTCGGCCAGTCTAACGACAAGGGCTTAAGGCCCG